ATGAAAAAGATAGTTATTATTTTTGCCAGAAAGATGGTAATGAGTGTTGCAAGAAAGATACTTGCAAAAGATTTCTTGATTCAGATGGCAATGTAAGCACAAGACTTTTTAAGATTATGTGTAATGATGAAAATCATCACATCTTATATATACCGGAAAGGAATGAAACAAATAATGCATAAAAAGTTAGTATTTTTATTTATTGGAAGAACCGCTTCTGGTAAATCATCGCTTGCAAGATATATATGCGAAACATTAGGACTTCGACAGGTAAAAAGCATTACAACAAGACTGCCGCGCAAAGATGAAATAACAGGATATGAAGATCATTACTTTGTATCTGAGAGTGAATTCGATGAAATTAAATTTAAAGAAGGTTTTGTAGCGTATACTGAAATTAACGGAATTAAATATGGCACTACATATAATGAAATTGTGAATTCCGATATTTATGTAATTGATCCGAACGGAGCAAAGTATTTGAAAGAACATTGCAAAGATAAATTTAAATTTATCGAGATTTATTTTTCTTCACCATTTGAATTAGCAAAAGACAGATTCCTTAAAAGAGATGGATCAGAAGAAGAATTTTACTCCAGATATAACAGTGAAGATGAACAATTTACTAAATATGAAGAAGCTGAAGGGTATGACCACTTGTTTGTGAATGATATGAGCTTTTCGAAAGCTTCAGAAGCATTACGTGATTTACTTAAGAGTGAAATGGAAAAGGAGAAATCGTTATGACAGTACAGGAATGGCTAGGACATGATAATCAATTAGGCATAGATATTTGGGAAAGAAAATATAGATATAATAATGAGTCATTTGACGAATGGATCACCCGTGTTTCTGGCAAGAACATAGCAATAGCAGAATTAATAAAAGAGAAAAAGTTCTTATTTGGAGGTCGCATTCTTGCTAATAGAGGTCTTGAGAATAAAGGACGTAAAATTAGTCTCAGTAATTGCTATGTAATTGAACCACCGGAAGATAACATTGAAAGCATCTTTGATTGTGCTAAGAAACTGGCACGTACATATAGCTATGGTGGTGGATGTGGAGTTGATATTAGTAAGTTAGCTCCAAAAGGCGCGCGAGTAAATAATGCTGCTAAAGAAACAACCGGTTCTGTATCATTTATGGATCTTTATTCTATGGTTACTGGATTAATTGGACAAAACGGTCGAAGAGGGGCTTTAATGCTCAGTATTTCATGTGAGCATCCAGATTTAGAAGAATTTATTGGTATAAAATCAGATCTCGATAGAGTTACAAAAGCGAATATTTCTATTAGAATTACAGATAAGTTTATGGCTGCTGTAAAGAATAGAACTCCATTTACTCTGTCATTCACAAGATTGGAAACAAAAGAAACGATTACTAAAGAAATAGATGCGTATGCAATGTTTCATAAAATGTGTGAAATGAACTGGGATTATGCTGAACCTGGAATGCTTTTCTGGGACAGAATCAATAATTGGAACTTGCTTAGTTGTGATGATGAGTTCGAATATGCAGGAACAAATCCTTGCGCAGAAGAACCTTTGCCAGCGGGAGGTTCGTGCCTTCTTGGTAGTATCAACCTAGCTGAATTTGCATGTGATACAGGATTTGATTTTGAGAGCTTCAAGCATTGTGTCAAATCGTCTGTTATTGCATTAAATGAAGTATTAGATGAAGGACTTCCACTCCATCCATTAAAAGAACAAAGAGAATCTGTATATGATTGGAGACAGATTGGACTTGGAATCTTTGGTCTTGCCGATTTGCTTATTAAACTGGGAATTAAATATGGTAGTCCAGAAGCCATTGATTTATGTGACATGATTGGACATACTATGGCAGATATGGCGATTAAAACATCTGCTGTGTTAGCAAAAGAATATGGTGTATATCCTAAATATAAACCAGAAGCGGTAGAACAATCAGCGTTTTATAGTAAAAATGCATTAGGAGAAACAAAAGAATTAGTAGAATCATTTGGACTTAGAAACTCTCAGTTACTTACAATTGCACCAACTGGATCTCTTTCAACTATGATTGGTGTATCTGGTGGCATTGAACCTATTTTTGCAAACTACTATACAAGAAAAACAGAGTCTCTTAAAGGTCATGATGAATATTATAAAGTCTACACTCCAATTGTAAAAGAATATATGGATAAACATGAATTAAAAGATGATTCTGAATTACCAGATTACTTTGTAACTGCGCAGACACTGGATTATAAGAACAGAATCTATATGCAAAGTATTTGGCAGTCACACATTGATGCATCTATTAGTTCTACTGTTAATGTTCCAAATGATTTTACAGTTGAACAGGTTGAAGATTTATATATGACAGCGTGGGATGCAGGATTAAAAGGTGTAACTATCTTTAGAGACGGATGTAAACGTGCAGGTATTTTAACGACAACTATTAAAGAGAAAGATACAAAGCCAGCTGATGTCAAACCTCATACTTTAGAAAGAGGAATGATTATTAAAGCAGATGATAATTGCATTGGCAAGAAAAGGACACTTACAACTGGATGTGGAACATTACATTGTGAAGCATTTTTTGATCCAGAAACCGGACAGCTTCTTGAAACATATTTCAGTAAAGGATCTTCCGGTGGTTGCCAGAATTTTATGATTGGCTTATCCAGAGCTATTTCACTTGCTGCTAGAGGCGGAATTGATATTTATTCTATTGTCGATCAGCTTGCATCATCTGGAACTTGCCCGTCATATGCAGTGCGAAGAGCAACAAAACATGACACATCAAAAGGAAGCAGTTGTCCAGTTGCAATCGGAAATGCATTAATAGATATGTACAATGAAATGCAAAATGATCTATTTGATGATGGAGATGGTGATGAATTTATAGAAAGTACTAATAAACAGATAAATAAAGCTAAGTGTCCTCAATGTGGAGGAGAGTTAATTTTTGAAGGTGGATGTAACACATGTAAATCATGTGGATGGAGTAAATGTGATTGATAAGCTATTATAGCTTTGATATAAAAATTTAATTAAACAAAACACAGAGAAAAAGGAGAACTAAAAACATGGCAGAAATTACAATGAAATCAACAAAGGCAGAAATTATGGAAGCGTATAAGGCAGCAGTGGAGAAACTTGATACAAGAGACCGAATGATTGATGATCCTGCAAAAGAAGCAGCGAAGGCTAAAAAGGTAGAAGTTATCGAATCTGCAGATAAAACAGCTAAAGAAGATATTTTTAATCCGGAGATTATCAAGAAGTACAATGATCTTACAGAAGCAATTACAATGAAGCAGATTGAACTGGATGATCTTTATGGAATTGAAGCAAAAGCCAATGCTATGGCAGCTATGATCAATGCTTATAAAGAGAAAAATGAAGAGTTAAAAGAGGCTCAGGCAGCGAAAGAAGCAGAGATTGAAGCTGAATTAGGAGAGAAAAAAGACACACTGAGAGCTGAAATTGAGTCGCTGAAGCAGCAGAAACAGGAAATTATTGATTCTATCAATGCAGAAGCTAAAGCAAGAGAAAATGAAATTAAATTAACTCGTAGTCGTGAGGAAGATGAATACACCTATAATCTGAAACGCAGTCGTAAAGCTGAAAATGATAAATGGGAAGATGAGAAAGCTGCTAGAGAAAAGATTTTGGAACTTAGAGAAACAGCGGCTCTTGAGAAAGAAACAGAACTGAATGCAAAAGCTGATCATGTAAAGGAATTAGAAGCAAAAGTAGAAGAGATTCCGACATTGATTGCAGCAGCAACAGAGGAAGGTATTAAAAAAGGTAAAGCCGATGCTGATAAATCAAATGCTTTTGAAGTTAGAGCACTTAAGAAAGATGCTGAATATCAGAAACAGCTTCTGGAAGATAAAAATGAAAGACTTGCAGAGGATCTGGCTAATGCGAGAGCAGAAAAAGTTGAATTACAGCAGAAACTTGACGATGCATATGCTCAGATGAGAGAACTTGCTGCTAAGACTGTAGAATCTACCGGTGGAGTTAAAATTCTGAACGGACAGACTCAGCAGAATAATAAATGATAATTTAATTATACGGTATGCGTGAGAAAACGCATACCGTAGCAAGGAGAATTATATGAATCCGGTATTTATATTTTTGGTATTAGTTGGAGCAGTAATTTTATGGTTTCTATTATCTGCACTGTTTTATCCATTTGGGAGATTCTTACATAGAATCTGGAAAGATGCAGCAGATGAAATAAATAGAGAAGATCAAAACAAGGAGAAAAAAGATTAATGAAAAAAGGATTTTTAGGTAGTATTGGATTAGCAGTGATTATTGTAGCAGGATTAATTTGTGTAGCAAAGTGTACGGTAAGAGTACCTGCCGGTTACGTGGCGGTACAATATGAGATGAATGGAGGAATTTCTGATGATACGCTTACTCAGGGATGGCATTTAGTTTCTCCAACGATCAAAACATCTTTATATTCAGTGGGTATCGAGCAGTCATATCTTACATCTGAAGATAAGGGTGATTCTCCAAAGGATGAAAGCTTTAAAACTCCTACTGCAGATGGTAAGCAACTTCTTGTAGATCTTGAGTTTTCATATAAATTTGATCAGGAACATGTTGCTGATGTATTTACAAGATTTAAAGGTCAGTCCGGAGAAAGTGTAAAAAATACTTTCATTAAACCTAAAATGAAAGCATGGACACAGGAAGTGACTGCTAAGTATCCAGTAACAGATGTATTTGGTGATAAACGTCAAGAACTGAACGAGGCTCTTGACACATATCTGAAAAAGAAATTTGAGCCATATGGAATTATCATTGACACTGTAAACTTTACTTCAATTTCTACAGATGATGAAACTCAAGCAGCTATTCAGAAGAAAGTAAATGCACAGCAGGAACTGGAACTTGCAAATATTGAAGCCAAGACTGCAAAAGTACAGGCAGATAAAGATAAAGAAGTTGCTCTTATTGCAGCTGAACAGGATAAAGAGAAAGCTGCTATTGAAGCTGAACAGGCAAAAATCACTGCGGAAGGTAAGGCGGAAGCTACAAAAATTAAAGCGGATGCTGAAGCAGAAGCAAATAAAAAGATCGCTGAGTCACTTACTCCAGAACTTATTGAGAAACAGAAGATTGATAAGTGGAATGGTGATGTGCCGAAGGTACAAGGTGGAAATGCTGCAACAATTGTTGATGCAGGTGATTTAACATCAGGAACAGCAAGTGTAAAAGGAGAATAATATGAGGGGAATGTTACTTATTATTATGTCATTATTGGCATTAGCTTTCAGTTGGATCGTAACATGTGGAATTATAAAATTAATCACATTATGTTTCGGGGTCGCTTTCAGCTGGTTGATTGCTACAGGAATTTGGCTTGTAATCTTATTACTGAAATCAGTATTTGGGAAATAAACTATGATTAGATGGAAAATAGAAAAATTTATTGTTGGCGATTATGTAAAATTAACCAATCTCCCTCAAGGTTACGAACGCCTTGAGGGAACTGAGGGAATCATCACGAACATTAATTGCGAATTATATACAGTACATAATTCTGATTCTATGATTTTTGAAGTAGAAAAACAATATTTGACGCATTTATATAAATCAGAAGAGGAGAATGGACAAATGGCAAAATTAACAGGATATTATGCAGTAGCAGTAATTGAAGAAGTAACTTGTTGTTGTAAGAAAGACTATTATTATGCAGTCTTTGACGATGGCAATACATATAAAGCCGGAGACCAGGTTTTAGTAAGTGGTTGTAACAAAGATGTTCTGACAATTAAAGAAATTTTAACTGTGTCGGAAGCAGAAGTAAAATGCGCCAAGAATATTACTGCAGAAATTATCTGTAGAGTTGATACATCTGCATATGACCAGCGTGTTGAAAATAGAAAGAAAGCTGAGAAGCTTAAAAAAGATATGGATGCAGTTATTAAGCAGATGGATGTAACAAAGAAATATGAAATGTATGCGGCTGAGAATCCGGAACTGGCGACCTTGCTTGATCAGTATAAAGAGTTAACGAAATAATGATTAAAACGATATTAAAAAATATTGTGTGTTTCATTATCAGTGGGATATGCATGAGCATTGTTCTGAATAATGTTGTTCCGGGTGGTTATTGGCCTTCTGCAATATCATTATTTATTTTAAGTGTTAACTACTTCATTTGGGGATCACGGACATGATTTGGGTAACTGGAGATACGCATGGGGATTGGATCCATAGAGTTAATATGGATTCTTTTCCCGAACAGCGTGAGATGTCGAAGGACGATTATGTGATAATTCTTGGAGATTTTGGGATATGGAGAGATTCACCGCAGCAAAGGTGGTACCTGAATTGGCTTGAAGAGAAACATTTCACAACACTCTTTATTGACGGAAATCATGAGAATTACGATATATTAGATTCTTATCCGGTAGAAGAATGGCATGGTGGTAAGGTGCATTTTATTAAACCATCGATAATTCATCTTATGAGAGGACAGGTATTTGATATAGACGGATTAAAATTCTTTACCTTTGGAGG